CAGGTAAACTATGACCGGCAGGTGCCGTTCAAAATAACTGAGAAAAATGACTTTCAATTTGAAGCGAAGTCTAGCGCCAGCACAAACGAGGTATCCATTTTTGTGGAAGCGGTACTTGTCAAACGCAGTTAATTAAGGAAATCAAATGATTACAATAGATGACGTTGAATACTCAGAAGAAGAAATGACCTATGAAGCCAAGATCAGGGCGCAGCGCATTTCTCAATTGAGGGAGGAGCACATTAACCTAGTGTTAAGGCAGCAAGAGGTGGAGCAGTCTATTACTTTCCACGCTGGCTGCATCAAGAAAGAAATGGAGCCAGACGAAGTGGAGCCAGAAGAACACTAGGCTTATTGTTTCACGTGAAGCACTAAGTCAAAGTTGCGGGGTGAGGCCAAGACGTCCTGCCCAGCAACTTGTGGATTTCATGACGCTCAACGCCTAGATTGTTGGCTATCTCAGTTACTCCCGCGCCTTTTCTTTGCATCTGATAGATCTCATGCTTTCTGGCAATCGGGAAGTTAGGGTGCTGAACTGCCAGCAGCCTTTCGTGTATGTAAGACTGCCGCAGGTTTGTCTGCGCTTTAATTGCTGCTAGAAAATTATCCATTTGGGTGGTTCCCTCTATCAACGCAGTCATAGCACCAGATCATCTGTTTCTCACTGACTGGGAAGCTGCTAGTTTCTCTTGGCCCCGCAGAGCCTTGCTTGTGGCATCTAGGGCATTGAATGATTACCTTGCCTGCTACAGTACAATACTCAAGTTGTATAGGATTTTTGCCCGTCCGTAAAATCCACTCTTCTACTGTTTCTTTCACGCTTGCGCCCTTATGACCTTCAGACCAATTGTTGAATATGCGCCTTGCATGTGATGATCTGCTAAACCTGAGTTGATAACGTCGTCAACTATGCGCTCATGCCAATCCTGTACGCCGTCTGGACGTTTAACCGGAACCCCGTTGTACTCTATGCCTAACAGGTGCTCAAACAGCCTACAGGCGATTTCTTCGTTTTGGGCCGTGTCACGGACAACGCTACCAACTTCAGTTTTGGTATTGTTTAGCGCGTTGAGTTTAGTTCTGATTTGCTTGGGTGATGGGAAGCTATCGAGTTCCTCAGTCAATTGGCCTAGCGCCTCCCTCATTGTCTGCGCGTGTTCTTTGCCAAATGCCTCATAGTGGACTTTGCCTAGCTCTGGCCAATCTCGTTTCTTAAAAGGGTGAAGGGCGAACCATGCGCCATAAAGTTGTGTAAATTCTTCTTTTTCCATTATGCGTTTTTCCCTATTAGTGTTCTTGCTTCAGCTTTGGCACCGCCCTCGCTCTGCTGTCGAGCCTCGATGAACCTGCCGGTTGTTGTTCTCACGCCCCAAACATTAGGTTTATGAGCGAACCTAAGATAACCAAAACTGTACTTCCCTAGCCAGCCTCTAGCAATAAAGTTGTCCAAAATACTCACCTCCTTATCGCCATCTGGCTTTTGTGGGTCGATATTATCTGCAAGCAACTCTTTTGCTCGTTCGCGTAGTTGCCTAGCCATCTCTAGGCTAAAAGTCGGGTATCTGCCGAAGTGCATATTGTTGCGGCGTTTTGATATAGGTCGTTGGTAGTTAAACAACCAGAACTTCTTGCCGTTAGGTTTGACTGAAAGGTACAGCCCACCCCCATCGCCTAGCTTGTATTCACTAGAGCGCGGAGTAGCTTGTTCTACTTCAGTTGGGGTGAGAGGGTTTGTGGTGTTAGCCATAGAAAGACCGCTTACGCGGCCTCCGTTTTATAGATTACTGTAGAAACGGACATTCGTATGCCCTCCCAACCTGTTTGAGCGATCCTCACCGCTGTTGCTTTTTGAGCGCGGGTAGCCTTGATGCCCAGTTCGTCAGCGGCAAATTCACCAGCTTCTTCGAAAGCTCGATTCCAGCAGCAACTAAACTCGTAACAAGTTAAAGCGGCCTCTGCCATTTGCTGAATTTCCCACTGTGATAAATATGCTGTTTTCATTTTTTTCGTTCCTTCTTGTTAATGTGGAACTATTATTAAACATTTCTTTTACTATGTAAAGCATTTATTTAAGTTATTTGGTTTGAGACGGTTGAGACGATTGAGGGGTTGCGGCAGTTGATTGCGTTGATGCTGAAATTCCCAGCCGGACATACTTCACCCAATCTATTTCTCACAGGAGGAACTCCTAAGACTGACCCTGCCGCTGGCCTGTCTAATCTACCGGCCCTCCAAGTTTACATTAGAACGGTATATCTTCTAGTCCGTCATCTGCTGCGCCATAAGCTGGCAAAGGTTGAGCAGAGGGGGGTGTGAAGGTCGGCATCTGCGGCATACCGCCGGCAGGTTTCCAGTCATTCACCTGAGCGTACCACTTGCCGCTTTTTCCTTCTTTCACATCGAGGTTTATCCACTCACCCTCTTGAGCAGCTACCCAGCGCATAAACTCCTCACGCTTTAAGCTAACACTACCTTTCACAAAATCTGGCGCGCCGGCTCTTGGTGCCTTAACAAAAAATCCATCAACAAACTTATTATCCATTTTTAAAACATCCTCATTGCGATTGCGGTTGAAACCGCTGTGACTATTGCTGTGACTGAAACCATACCCGCAACCTGCATAGGAAAGGGTACAGTAAAGGCCGATAGAGGCCTTAATTCTTCTGTTTCAGGCGTTTTTGCGGCTGGGGTGGGTGATACTGAAGGCTTGAAAGTAACAGGCTCAATTGCGACCTTCCCTCTCTGGTTAAGCATCTCAACTTGTATGTCGCGCTGGTTCCTTAATGTCTCTGATCTGATATCGAACTTGCGTCGGTCTTCTTGCGAGAATTCTATCCAGTGTCGTTGCCGCATATTTTGCAGGCAGGTAATTATTTGCTTTGATGTAACTGGGTGCCCCATCTTTCGCATCTCTTCAGCAATCGTGCTTCGGCTCATTGGGCCTTTCGTTTCTAACAGGTCGAACACCTTTCGTGAAAAGCCTATGTTTTTTGGTCTCATAGCCATTTTATTTTCCTAGTTTTTTTATAAATGAACGAACATTGCTTGGCAGTTCTGCCCACACCGCAATTTTCATGTCTGAATCTTTCGATAGTTCATCGACTAGATGTTTCAACCCAACAACATCACCTTTGTTATTCGCGTATATCAAACCGTCCACATACTTTTTGCGCTTATTTGCGTCTACAACAATGCCTTCCTCCTGAATCACTGTCGCAACAACTGATTGAGGTTTACGACCAGTGCTATTTGCAGGGGGTGGGTTAGCTGCTGCCGCGTTTCCATCGTCATCTTCAGATGCAGAAATTCCACAAGCTACCGCCAATGAGTAACGTTTTGCATAGGTCATGCTGCTGCCCAGACCTTGTGCGTTGGCTTTATCTACTGGAACAACCACTACGCCCGTGGATAACTTCTCATCGCCTTTGCAAAAGACCGTCTCTATACCTACACCCGCATCGACGGGGTGAGAGATCTGCATGAAAAAAATGCCGTTTGCATTTAGGGCTGGTTTCACTGCGTCAATGACTGACTTCAGGCTGGCAAACTTTGACTTCCACTGCGGGTTGATTTGGTCTAGCTGCGCGTGAGTCATTTCTGACTGCGCTTTAACTAATGACTCTATGAGGTTGGTTTCTTTCATGATTTTTCCTTTTGGTTAAGTTAGCCCCGCCTGTTCGGTCACGCCGACGGGAAAACGCTAATGGGGAGAGGAGGTTCCCTGACCTATTTTTCCCTCTGCACTGCATCCATTAATTTTTGCAATGCTTCAAACCGCTCAACCGTGTTGACTGGCGGCAGATCGTTTTCTAGGTAACGCTTGGCTAGCTTCTGCGGTGTTTCGTATACCGTGAGGCTGTCTAGCAACTGCAAGCAATCATCAAAACCTAATTCTTCTTTGAACATTTCCGATTTGACCTTACCCATTACAGCACCTCCACTATGCAAGCGATCTCTTGGTCTTGCTCATAAATCCAATACTGCTGAGCGGGGTTGCTTTCTAATACGTCAGCTTGAACCAGCTTGTCTCTATCGCCTTGCACTTGCAGAATCTCCCAGTTCATGTTTTCTAACCACCAATCGGCAAGCTCTTGCATCTCTGTGCGGCTGTCGGCAATGATTCCGTTCTCAAATGAATGTAGATCTTCGCCGTCTTTCAGGCCGTAGAAGTGAACGCTGAATTTGCGGTCATTGTCAGCAACGCCGCCTAGATCACAGACTCTGCAAGCGATGATGTGATGGCCTTCATCTTCTACCTGAAGCATAGGTTCATTGCATTGGCTGCAAGCGCCTAAGTCTCTGGCGTACCATTCGGGGTGGTTTAATTCTCTTTCGGGTAAATTCATTTTTGTTCCTCTTTATTAAGTGAGGGGGTTATTGAAACATTATTTGCCATGAAAATAAACCTTTTTTTCACGTTTGTTTTGGGTTAGTATTCGCGCTCAATAGGGAAATCAAACTTTCTGGATTTCCTTGCACTAAGGAAAGAATCATGGAACCTAGTCTTTACAATAAAATTGTTGAATCAGCCACTGGTGGTAACCAGTCAGAATTGGCGCGACAAGTTGGCATATCACCGCAGCTTTTAACGCTATGGCGAAAAAGCCGAATCCCCGCCCACTACGTTGTGAAGGTTTGCAGATTAACAAATGGCGAAGTTGAGCCTTTTGATGTGCGCCCTGATGTATTTTTAAGTGAATGGAACGTATAAAGTGGATATCCATAGGCTGAATCGACACTCAGTTGTGGTAAAAAGTTTTCGCTCTGTTTAGAAAAACAGCAAAGGCCAGAAATGGTGCGGTTGGTTGAACCGTTGAGCAGAACGACCAAAAGACAATTCAACAGAAATCTGCGCGCATTAGTGGGGCGCGAAATTGAACACCCGTTAATGGTGGCATAAATCCTCCCTCTCTTTTTTTAGATAGGTAGGTGGGCGAAGTTTGGGCCAGCTTGGAAATGGTGGGGTGGAAATACAGACTGTTGATAAGACTGGATATGCTAGTGGGCCACCTAACCCACTAAATGTCACAACGTGGGAAAAATAAATGGAAGACAAGCTAGACAGAATTCTTGAAAGACTAAGCCAAAGAATTAATGAATGGGAGGGGGCGAGCGTTGAGGCAATCGAGGCAGAGACTAACTTTAAATCGTATGAGGCAGTCACAAAAAAAGCGTATATGGACACTGGCGAAAGCGCAGCAAAGTCAGAAGTTCAAGCCAGATCTAGTAAAGAGTGGGCAGGATATTACCAAGCCGTCCAGTTATCTAACCTGAGAGCAGAGAAGCTTAAAAAGCAAATCATGCTGGGACAACTAGCATTTGATGCTGAAAGAACCAAACAAGCTAATCTGAGGAGAGTGGTGTAATGCAACAAGGCACAGATGAGTGGTTTGCTGCAAGGTTAGGCAAAGTCACAGCAAGCAGATGCCATGAGGTTATTGCTAGAACGAAAAGCGGTTACACGGCAGCGAGAAAAAAGTATATGGATGACTTGATAGAGCAGCGATTGACCGGCAAATTCCCTGAAGCTTATTCCAGCAACGAAATGAACTGGGGTGTGATCACTGAACAATCCGCCAGAGAACGCTACGAAAACGAAAGATGGGTCACAGTTGAAGAAGTTGGTTTGGTCAATCATGAGTGGGTAGAAGAATCTTGCGCGAGCCCAGATGGCTTAGTCGGCAATGACGGGTTGATTGAAATCAAATGCCCTAAAACCACGACTATGATCAACTATGTCACAAGTGGAACAATCCCTGAAAGCTACCAAACTCAGATGCTTTGGCAGTTAGCTTGCACGCAGAGAAAATGGTGCGACTTTGTGGTCTTCGATCCTAGGCTCCCCTTTCGTATGCAGATCTGGATTAAAAGATTTGAACCCAGCGTGGATGCAATAGGTTTATTGGAAAGTGAAGTGCGGCAATTTCTTTTTGAAGTAACAGAAAAATTAGAAAAATTTTCCAAGGGGGTGGTGCAAAATGGCTGAGACATTGAGGGCTAAAGCACTAAAGACTTTGCAAAAGCTGTCACGAATCAGCGCAGCCGATGAATGGGGCTACTGCAAGTGCGTGAGTTGTGGAAAGCTAGACCACTATAAAAACATGGACGGTGGGCATTTCATCCCGAAGGGTTCATCAAGCAGGTGGGCGCTAGAAGAAAGCAATGTCAATCCACAGTGCAAGGGCTGCAATGGCTTTTCCATGAAGCATGGCAGCGCAGAAGCGCAGTACACTTTGTGGATGATTGACTGGATAGGGAAGGATCAGGTCGAGCATATGCTGGCAACCAAGAATGACCCAGTGAAATTTTACGCAGCCGACTACAGAGAAATGATTGCCGATTGGTCAGAGCAGATTAAGTCGCATGAGCGCAGGCTAGGTGAGCGAGGTGGGCTGAAATGAGATCACCAAGGGCGATAGCGCAGGATATGGTAAAGGCCGCTGACGCAGCGATCAAAGATGTCTGGGAGCGTGAACCCAAAGAGGCTAGAGAAGAGCGCGTTAAAGCGTTAGTATTCGCCCACTTTTGTAATGCTTACGCGAGGCGAGGCAAATATGAGCCAGTCAAAGACCCCAGTTGACCCCCAAGAATTTGCCAGAGAGTTCGAGGCTTTAGGGCCAGCGGCAATGGCTCGGAAATATCAGGTTGATATTCGCAACGTCCACATGAAGCGCAAGCGGGTAGAAAACCTTCTAGGGACTATCCTGCACGTCCCGGCGCACCTTGATAGCAGTAACAGGCCCAGAGAATCGTTCAGGCGCAACTTAGAAGTGACTGATGGTATAATCATGGTCGGCAGCGATTGCCATTATGAACCCAACACCGTTACAACCGCCCATATTGCCTTCGTTGAATTAGCAAAAAAACTAAAGCCGAAAGTTATTGTTTTAGACGGCGATTTAATAGACGGCTCTTCTATTGGGCGGCACCCGATGAATGATTGGGAAGACCGGCCCAGTGTTGAGCA